CTCAGGAATTGGTGAACGCTCGGGTCGGTGCTCAACGGGCAAATGATGTTTGCCTTTTGGTTCGTGCCCGGCAGGTTCGTCTTCAGGGAGCGATTGCGCTCATGAAGTCCGAAGAGCTACCTTGGTTAGTGCCCGGAACCACCGGCACCTGAATGACGCCGAAAGTCTGGACGCCGTTTCCAGCCATCAACTGGATGGCCAGTGATGCACGGTTGATTGTGCTCGGTTGACCGTAGACAGCGTAAGCAACCTTGGGATCGGTGTACAGCTTGATCGCGTAGTCGGCAGCGGTCTTGGCTACCGTAAACGAGACGAAGTAGAACTCACCAACGTTCGGGTTGTTACCGCTCTTGTTGAAGGTGCTCACGATGACCGTGTCACCAGAGGTCGAACCGTAGTTCGAGATAACATCGGTGTGCAATCCGGGGATCGCAAGTAAGTTGTTCGACTCTGCGGGAGCAACGTTCGGTGAACCGCAGTGGCGGATAGCGTCGGTCGCTGTAGCGAACACGTGGAACACCAGCGTGTCGGCTGGTGCGAAGACATAAGTCGTCACGCCAGCAAGCACGCCGTAGGCCGCGAGGCTGGTAGCGTCGGGGCTGACCACGGTGATACGGAAGCCAGTGACCTCATCGGTGTATGTCTGATCGAGGTAACCGACGTTGTTTGTGCCAGAGCCAGAACCGTGTCCAACGCCGAGGCTTGAAGACACCGTGTAGCTATGGGTAACTGGAACTGTGACAGCATCCATACCAGCGACCGTACCGCCGAGGGCAGTTGCGGCAATTATGCTTGCCTGTGTTGAACCACCGCTAACCACCGCGCACTGAATTTGACCGCCATCGATTGTTTCAGCGGACGGGAACAGAGCTTGAATCTGTGTCAAGGTAAGCGGAGTGCCAGCCCAATTTGCGTAGACGGTAACGAGGTCGCCGCTAACCACGATTGGAATCGCATTCAAGCTCGATGCATCCACCGCAACTTTAACGCTGTTGCCATTAGCGCCCGGAATTGAAGCTGTGAAGGACAACGAACCGCCGCCAGTGAAAGTGAAGGTGGTGCTTGCCGCAACAGCGGGGGTAACCACGCTGTTACCGTCTGAACGGAATCTCAGTGTGACGGTTTCATCGATTGCTGCTCCCGCGACAGCCTGAATGTCGGGGTAGCTTTGCGGATAGACGATGTTGTTTGTGGTTGCTTGGAAACCAACATTGTCCGTGACGTGGCTCGAAGCAAGATCGAACGTCACGAGCGGAGCCACACGACCGATTTCGTCGGTGATGGTGTAAGTACCAGCACCCGCGTAACCGGGAGCGACAACTGCGACCGTGTACTGGTGGTCAGTCAGGCGATTGCGGTAGTACGATGCCCACACGCCGACAGGCTCAAGAGGTTGGTCGGAAGGTCCGCCCGAACCCGTAAAAGTCGATGGGTATGGCGGATTGTACAAGGTCACGCTTTGACCCTGACCCGAAAGACGGGCAACCTGCACGGCACCCGCGAGGAAAGCTTCCAACGGATCGGAGCCGACGTACACGTTGATGAGGGTCGGATCGTCAGTTGCCTTGCTGTTGCCGCTACCATCAGTCACTACATCGGGAATGAGGTAGATGACATTTTTGCCGTCCACGGCACCTGTAAGCGGTTGGAGATAAGCGTGCTCATCTTCCAGAGTGGTCAAAACCTCGGCGGGGGTAAAGTTGGCGTTTTCGCCAGCAACGGATTGACCGATAGCCTCAGATACCGAAGCACCCCAGTTGATCGTTTGAACTGTGGTTCCGTCATTAGCTGTGACACTACCGAGGACAAAGTCCGTGCCCTGCACGAAGTCGGAACGGTTCGGACCGAGACCCACTTCAAGAAGAGTTTGAACATTGGACGCTGGAAGCAGATCAAATGTGTTCTGCCACGTGTTGAAGTAGTACGAGATTTGCAAGCTACTTGTGGCAACTGGACCGAGAATCGGTGTTGCCAGCGTTACTAAACCATTCGAGCCATCGAGTGCCGCGACTGTAACGGGGTTGCCCAAGTACAGTACGGTCACCTTGCTGACCTCGGTTGTGGTCACGCCGCCATTGGTGCCGTCTACGACTGGTGTGTTGGCAACTTTGAAGACTGTATTGCTGCTGCCGCCCAAACCGCCTGAGAACGGAACCGCCGTGCCCGCTGGTGGGGGCGTGACGTTAATCAAGTTGGTAGACAGACCCGTGAGAGCGCCCACCGTCAGGTCGCCGCCATTAAGCGTCGGAATGCCTGCGGTGATGAGAGCCGCGAGGTCGGCCAGAGTAC